GATTCCGGCTCGTCCGTATAGAAGCTGGTAAAGCTGAATCCGGCGGATAAGTGCGGTCAGCGGTTCGCCTCGGCTCGTGGCCATTAGCTCGATTTCGGCGAGCGCGTCCGGCAATTCAATGACCGGCGGTTCGCGGTTCATTATGCCGACGAGGGCGTTCGCAATATCGCGGACAAGTGACGGATAGTTCGAGCGCAACAGGTAGGCGTTGTACAATTCTTGCCCCTCGTTCGCTTTCGCTCCACTGGACCCGAGGCCAAGCGCCCGCTGGCCCGAGGTCGTCGGCAAGTAAACGGTCGACCGGCTTTTGATTTTGGTTTCGCCCTCGTAACCGTCGGCAACGAGTGTCCAGTCGGGAAGTTTCCGGTCGTATTGCGGGTGCGTTTGTTCGATGTCGTTTGCTACGGTCGCCACTAGCTTGCTCCTCGGTATCCGCCGGACCTCACGCCCTTATATGCCCGGGCGGCCCGGTGATACGCTCGCGCGAAGCCGTCCGCCTGATCGTCGTAATCACCGTTTGGAAAGACGCAAAGTTCGTCGACGAATTCTTGGTTCCAATCGCCGCGCACGATGTAGACGTTGCCCGCCTCGGCTTGCGCCGCTGGCGCATCCTGCCGAACCTCCTTGCTCCCTGTCTCCGGGGAATAGTGTACCCGGTAGCGCGGGAACTCGGCGGCGAGGTCCTGAGCCTGAGCCTTTCCGGCTTGCCCCGGGTCCTGCGGAAAGTCGATCGTCACAACCTTTCCGTCCGCGTCCGCCGTCGTTTTCATTTTTTGGCGTACTACTAGCGGCGAGCCGCGGAACCGTGTTACGTGTTCGACGTAGATTCTGCCACCAACGCGCCGAACTTTCACGCCCGCCGTGTAATCGCCTTGCCCGCGCGTGTTGTCCTCGGTCGCCGCGAGGTCCCAGCCGCGCACCACGGAGCCGCCTTTTGGCACGTCGGCCGCGTCTATGAACTTGCCGCCAAACCATTTGAGTTTATACATTCCGCCGCCCCTCGGGACGGGGCGTTGTTGCAGCTGGCCCGCGCGACCGTACGCGCCCAGCTCGGTTTCGAGGTCGCCGAGCCTTTCCTCGCTGAACAGTTCAGGCCACAAAAGCTGGCCCTCTTTTGTTCGGTAGTCGCCAGGTAATCGCCGCCCGGACTTTTTCAGCGTGATCGGAACCGAAACGTGCGGGTGCTTTTTCTCGTAACGCGCGGGCAAACACAAATGCACGAGGTCGGCCTTGTCAGCGATCATGTGTCCCGCGTAATCGCGCGAGTGTAACCGCTGCATCATTACGCAAACACCGCCGTCCGGCGATCGCACGCGGGTCGGCAAGGCCAAGCGGATCCGGCGCACGACGTCCTCGCGGTTGTCCTCGCTTTCGGCCTGTTCGACGTTGTGCGGGTCGTCGAGGATAACGAAGTCGCCGCCCTCGCCCATGATTCCCGAGACCGCGGTAGAAAATCGAAAGCCGCCGTGTTCGTTCTCGAATCGGCTTTTGACGTCCTGCCCTTTTCTGATTTGGAGCGCCGTATCCCGCAGCGCGCCTACGTTTGCGCCCCATCGGTCCTGATACCACGCCGAGCGAATCAGCCGCCGGGTTTTGTCGGCGTCCCGCAGGGCGAGGTCGCCGCGGTAGCTGGTCGCCATGAACCGCTTGCCCGCCCGTTCCTTTTTCGTCCAGCACCACGCGTTCAGCAAAACCGAAACCGAAAGCGATTTCATGTGACCAGGCGGTACGTTCAAAAGTAGCCGCGGGATTTCGCCAGCGACGAACGCTTCGAGGTATTCGGCTTGAATGGCCAAGTGCCGGCCGTCGACGAACGGGGCCGGATCCAAGTGTTGCCACGCTTGTTTCGTGAACGTGTGCAGCGAGTTTTCGCAGCGTTCAGCGAGGGCGGTTTCGACTCGTGGCCACTCGTGCGGGTTAAGTTCCGGCGCTTGCATGCGCTTTGCGGTGGAGGGCGGCATAGGTCGCGAGTTCGTCGTCCGTGAAGTCCGCGAAATCAGCGACGGCGTTATCCTTCGGCGACATCGACCCGTCCGGGCTGGAAACCTCGACCGCCGTTGTCGGCTTGTAAAGCGGGTGGCGCGCTTTCAGGGTTAGTTCGAGGAGGCGGTCACTTTTGCGCGTAACCGTCCGAAATGCGGTGACTTTGTTCCCTCGCGAGTCTATCGACGTGTACGGTATTTGCTCGGTTTCACCGACGACGGCCCGGCGCACGCCGACCGATTCGAGGCCGTCCAGGTATTCGCGTTCGGCCGTGTCCCATTGTTCGGAAAACTCGGCGTCCCGTTTCTTGAGTTCGTACCACGAGGCCCGGCGTTCTAGCTCGCCGACTTTCCAAGCCTCGACGACGGAACCGGTAACGCGCAAGCGATCGAGAAACAAGGCGCGGCGTCGTTTCGTGGCTGTTTTCTTGCGCGCCACTTCACGAGCTCCGCGCGGCGACGACCTCGGAGAACGTCCCGGTTACCTCGTCCGGGCTGGCCACGAGAACCGGCTCCGTTTCGCGTAGGTCCCAAAAGCGTTGAAGGATAACGTCGCACCAGCCGGGGTCGATTTCCACGGCGAGGCAAATCCGGTCGGTTTGGTCGGCCGCAATAATCGTGGAACCGCTACCGCTGAACGGCTCCAGCACGACGTCGCCCGGGCCGGTGCTGTTTTCGATCAGGTCCCGGAGCAACGCGACAGGCTTCGCGGCGTTGTGCAATCGGTCCGCCCCGCTCGGCCGGTTGTGGCGCAATACGTTCGGCTTATGGACGGGACGTTGCCCGCTTGGCCGGTTGCCCATCGCGGTTTGTTTCGGCAGCTTTGAGAAAAACGCGACGCACTCGTACGTGTTGGCGTAGTTCGAGCCGAGGCCCGCGCCGCCCTTGTCCCACATGAGGAGGTTTTTCGGCTCGATGTGCGGGACGCCTTTGCACGCTTCCCAAATCGCTGGCCAGCTGCGCCAATCGCAAAAAACATAGCAATGGCCGAACCATTCGAGCCGGTCCTTTGCGATCGTTAGGACCTTGTCGAAAAACGGCCGCACCATTTTGTCGTCGGAAATGTCCGAGGCGATACCGGTTGCGCTGCCGTAAATGGCATAGGGCGGGTCGGTGCAAATCAGGTGGATGTTATCGTCGCCGATCAGTTTCTCGAACGTGTCGGCGTGCATACTGTCCGCGCAAATCAGGCGGTGCGGCCCCATTTGCCACTCGTCGCCGAGCCTCGTCGTTGCGTTTTTCTGGACCTCGCCGAAATCGTCCTCGCCCTCCTGTCCTCCGACACCGTCCGCCACGCCGTGGTCACGCCGGGCGGCTTTCATAATGTCCTCGGCCTCCGCGAACGAAAAGCCGGTGACGTCAAGCGCAAACCCTTCGGCGTTCAGGTTCTCGAATATCTCGGCCAGCGTTTCGCTATGCCAGCCCGCGTCCTCCGCCAGCTTGTTGTCGGCGATAACGTAGGCCATTCGCTGTTCGGGCGACAAGTGCGAAAGGTCGACCGTCGGAACCTCGGAGATTCCCAGCTTGATCGCCGCGGCGATACGACCGTGGCCCGCGAGAATACGGAAAGCGCCGCCCTCCTCGGAAGCCACAAGTAGCGGCGACGTCCAGCCGAATTCCTGAATACTGGCCGCGATGCGATCGACCTGGTCGTCGCTATGCGTGCGCGGGTTGTTTTCGGTTGGCAATAAATCGGCGAGGCTTCGGACGGTCTCGCGTGTTGTTTCTTGCTGTTCAGCCATCACGGCTCCTCGTTTTCTCACAAAACGTCGACGGGATTGTCCGGTTGTACGGTCCAGAATGTACCGAAAGCGAGACCAAAACGCACGAAACTGTTCCGATTACCGCCGCTTTCGGTTCGGTTTTGCGCGAATCAGGACGATTTCGACACCGTAAATGCACTCAACGACAGCGCGCCGGAGCCGTGACGCGGTCGTGTCCATGCCCTTTACGTCCTCGACGACCTCGCGCCCGGTTTGCTTGTCCGTGTATTTGAAGTCGGCGGTGTACTTGGTCCGGGTTCCGCCCGGGCGTTTGTCACTTCGGATCTTGACCGGGTTGCCGTTGATTACCAGCGGGAACACTGGCTGGCATTCTAGGTTCTCGATTTCGTGCGCCCGTTCGAGGAGGAGGAGTTCGCGGTATCGGTTCGCCTCGGCTCGGCTGTCGAATTTGCGATCGCCTACCCATTCCGGTTTGTTGTTGTATTTCCGGGCCACCGCTACCGAAGTTTTCCGATCGGCTCGTAAAAGTCGACCTGAATGTCGACGGGCTGCGCTTGCCCGGCAAGGTTGGTCGACCTCAACAAATAAACGACGCCGGGCGCGAGGACCCACTCCTCAAAGCTGGAACCGACCGCGCCGACCGTTTGGCCTTGACTACCGCCCGGAAGCAAGCCGTGCGTCAATTTCACGCCGGGCGCGGTTATCGTCGGCCCCGTGTTTAGTAGCCCGCGCGCCACGTTTGCCGTGATTCTGTTCCGGTTGATCGGTTGCAATAAAGCGCCAGCGGCGCTGAACGTGGCGGCCTCGAATAGCTCGACCTGTGCATCGCCGCCAGCCGCAAGCGTAAAACGCAAGTGCATCGACACCGAGGCGTCGGGCCGGATTAGCATATCAAGTACGCCAGCCGAGGCGAGGGCCGGGTCGAAAAGGTCGGCCGAGTAGAACGTGCCTTGATGTATTCGAGCGTGCGCGCTGCCCTGCGAGGTTACGAAGTTTTCAAAACCGGGGAAAGTGTTTCCCATTATGGTCTCCGCGGACTTGTCCAGGTAAAAATGAAAGCGGCCCCGAGTAACCCGCAAGCCAGCCCGAGGCCCGGCGTTCCGGCCGCGTCACCGACGAGGATCCAAAACAAGGCGAGGCCGAGGGCCATAAGGACGCGCGCTATCATTTGCGGTTTCTCCGCTTGGCCGCTTTGACGGCTTTGGCTTTCGATCGCCGCTTCGCTTTTGCTTTTTTGAACCATTCCTGTTCGCCTCGATCGCCGCGAGCGCGTTTGGATTTGTTCGCGCCGGAGTGCGCCATTAGCCCGGGTCGAAAACGCCGCCGCCGGTGAATATCGCCAGCAAGGGCGGTCCGACGAGTAATGCAGCGACGGCGACGAGCAACAAAACGACCAGCCAAACGAAACCTTTTCTCACGTTACGAACTCCCAAATTGTGACGGCTGCGACAATCAGGAGGCCAGCGCCCCAAATCCACGCGAGCAACGGCAGCATCTCCTCGCGGTGTATTCGCTTCCGCTCGTAGTAGCCGGTCGGGTCGTACTCGTCGGCGTAGTCGGTCGGCGGTTTTGTCGGGTCGCGCTCGTTCATTCGGGTTTCCTTCGGTCCGATCCTACAGCGCCACCGCTATCAGGGCGAGCGCCGCGACAGTTTTCGCGATCGCGTTGTCGATCCAGTGCGCCCGCTTTTCCTCCGCGAGCCGTTCAGCGTAAAAGGTCGTAAGCTGTTGCTGCAGCTTGCCCGCTTCGATAAATGCGGCGGACGCCTGGTCAGAATTTCGGAGGGCCGAGGCGTTCGCGGCGGCTACGTCGGTGTTGCGTTCGGCCACAATGTCGAACTCGTCCAGCTGCGCCCAGCATTGCACGTCGTCGGCTGGCCACGGTATCGGGCAAAGTGGCGGCAACGGTTTGGCGTCGGTTACTGGCCCGGCCTCGTACGCGAAGTTCCAATCAGGCGGCGGGGTTTGAGGTCCGGCCGCGCAACCGGCGAGAATTAAACCGAGTAGCAATAGCGTCGAGACTTTCATTTTTTGCCCCTAATTTGTCGAGCCGATCGGCGGCCAGCTGGTCGGCAGCAACGGCGGCGTCCTTGTCCGCGTTCACTCGCTCAAGCAATTTGCGGCCTTTGTTTATTTGCGCGGAGGTCCCGGCGTTAAGTAGGTCGGTGGCGACGCGCTCGTTTTTGGTCGCTCGGGTTCGGCGGCTGTTCGCTTTTGAAGCTGCCAACGCAAGGCCAATTGCAGTAAGTACCGCGGCAGCGGTCGCCACCCAACCTAAACTTTTGAACCGTTCCCAAAGCGTTTTCACTTCGGATCATTCGGCGACGGATAGACGCGCTCCTTTTTCAAGTAGCCCGCAACCGTTCCGACGCCAACGGCAAGCGCAGCCTCAAAGCCGGGCGGTATTCTGGCGTAAACGTCGGGCGACCAAATGGCGACAACGCCGATAGCGAGCGCCGCGAGGAAACCCCACGAGCCGCTGGCCGTAATTGTGCTGGACGGTTTGTTCATTGGTTTCTCTCCGCTTGGTCTTTCAGGTATTGCATAAAAAACGCGTCACGCTCGGCGGCGATCCGGTCGCGTTCAATCATTCGCGCTTCCATGCCGTCCAGCTGGGAATGTATCGCCTCGATTTGCGCCGTGTTGTTCCTGATTCCGGCCGGGTGCGGCTCGTCGGGCAGCGCCTCGATTTCGGTTTTCACGTCCTCGCGAACAACGGAGTGGATATAGTACGGCACGCCCCAAAGGACAACCGCCGCGGCTGCGCCAGCTACTCCGATTCCGCCGATTATTTTTCCGGGATTCCATTCACTCATTCTCTTTGCTCGCTGTTTGCTATTTGCTGGAACTGTTCGAGCGCCTGTTGCGCGTACTCGGCGTCGTCCTGTTTCTTTTTTGCGAGCTCCGCGCCGACGGCCCGGCGGCGGGTCGCTTCACGGTCGAGCCTTTGTTCGAGTTCGTCCTGCCGGTTCATAATTTCGGCGGCAAGCTGCGCGGCCATGTAGTCGCGCTCGTTGTCCTCCTCGACGTGGGCCTCGGTCAGCGCGGCGAGTTCCGGCGGCGCGGCTTCACTGTATCCGCCGAGCGTTTGGTCGGTCACGCATTCGGCGTCGTCGTCGTACTTGGTGCGGATTGCTTTTATGTCGCAGCGCATTTTCGCGGCGAATTCGTGCTTGCCGTTCAGTTCGTAAAACAGCGCGGCGCACCACGGGTTCAGTTCGTTCGTTTGCCGGGATACGATGATCGTTCCCCATTGCTCCGACCCGAGGCAATTCTGGCCCTCGTTTATGTCGACGTCGCCGAGCGAGTGCGAGAACGCGAACGCTTTGGAACTGTGAGACACGTCGCCGCCGATAAGGTCGCCAGCGTTTACGGTTGTGTCTCCGCCGGTTAGCGTCGTCGTGTCTCCGCCAACGTCGACGTCGACGTCACCGCCTCGCCGGTCGTCGTCGCTCGCCCACGAAATCGAGGCGACCAGGTAAACCGCGATCGCAGCCGCGAACCTCACAGGATTAGCTCGAAGTGTGGCGTATCAATAAACGCGGACTTACCGCGCAGCCGTCGGCGTTCCCTGTATCGTTCGACCTCGGATTCTAAGTCGTGGCGGTCCAGTTCAAGCAGCGGCGTGTCCCAAACTGCGCCCCAGCGGATTTCGACGCCGAGTTTTTCGGCGGCCTCGTGTACCGCTTCGGCGACTATCAGGCACGGGCGGAACTCCCAGCGCAGCTTGCCGTTTATGTACGGCACGAGGTCGACCGCGTGGCCGTAGCCGTCCGGCTGTTTCAAGTGTTTAGATTTGAGGGTTTTCGATACGCCGGTGCGGACGTACTCGATTTGCTCGGCGTCGGTTCGGAGGCCGTCGAATACGGTGAAATCCTGCGCGGTGATTTCGATTGCGTCCTCGCAAACGGCGACGCCGTTCGGATGCACGCCCACGAGTTCGGCTTGGCTATGGTTCCCTAATTGGTACACGCTGAATCCTCGCCCGGGTTTCCGTGCGACGACATTAGCGAACTTTTGGGCGGGATTCCAGCCGGAGGCGGAAAAGTCGGACCGCCCGGTGCTGTGGACAGGCTAAAACGCGAACGGAGAAACCTTACACCGGGCGGCCCGGAATCGTTACGTTACCACGGAAAGGACGGCTGCCACGACCAAAGCCAAAGCGCCATGAACAGCCAAAACCAAAAGCCGTCCCGCGTTCCCTTTTGCTCGTCGTGTCCGTATTCGTCGTTGTTCACTTTTGCGCCTCCTCGTAATTGGCGATGCGCTGGCCAATCCAACGCACGACAGGGACCGGCATTGCGTTCCCTAACATTCGGTAGCGGTTGCCGTCGGACATTCCGGGCAGCGCCGTGTACCCGTCCGGGAAACCTTGCAAGCGTTCGCACTCGGTCGGCGTAAGTCGCCGCGGCGCGTAGTCCGTGACCAGTGTCGGCGGTTTGCCGCTGGCCACGAGCGGGTGCGACGGGTCGCCTGGTTGCGGGTTGCTTCGATTTTCGGCGCTCGTGATTTGTGTCTCGTCATATACCAGCGCGTTTTCCTGTCCGCTATTTCGTCCGAGCGGGTGCGCCACGTCGGACAAGTCCGGGTCCTGCGTTCCGTGTATCGCGGTCGGTTCGAGGACCATGTTGAAACCGTCGGCCCGGCTGTAATCGTTGGCCGTGGTTTGTAAACAGTGCGCCACGTCCTCGGCTATGAGTTCGCCCGCTTTTCCAACGCCAGCCGCAACGGCTCCGGGAGAACCTTGCCGCGGCGATCGGCTCGGCGGAGGATGCCGGAGCAAGCTGTCGCGCTCAAATAGAACCGATCCGGCAGCGTGCCACGCTCCAAAATGTCCGACAACGAACACGCGACGGCGTCGTTGTGGAACTCCGCAATACTGAGCGTCAAACACTCGGTAGGCGACGCCATACCCGCATTTGACCAGCGCCCCGATAAAGGAACCAAAGTCCCGTCCGCCGTGGGACGACAGGACGCCGGGTACGTTCTCCCAAACCAGCCAGCGTGGACGGTAGCGTTCAGCGATCGCAATATAGACGAGGGCGAGGTTTCCGCGAGGGTCAGCCAATCCGGCGCGCAAACCGGCGACGCTAAAACTTTGACAGGGCGTCCCGCCGACAAGTAAATCGATTTCTGTTTCGGGCCATTTTCGGAAGCCATTCATGTCTCCAAAGTTCGGGACTTGCGGAAAGTGCGAAGCGAGCAACCGCGACGGCGGCTCGTCGTTCTCCGAATAAAAAACCGGACGCCAGCCGAGCGGTTCCCACGCGACTGTCGCCGATTCTATACCCGAGCAAACGCTGCCGAACTTCACGCCTTGCGGAGTTTGCGGAGCTCGAACACGCCCGCCAATTCCGGTTCCTGTTCCATAAGCAAGCGCGCGTACCGTCCCTGATAATTGTTGTTTATTTTGAAATCGTACTCGCCGTGGTTCGTCGTCGTTAGATAATCCCAGCGGACAACCTCGGTCAACATGGCCATTCCGAAACGCGAGCGCCCGGCCCGCACGAGGTCCTTCGCCATTCGGCAAAAAACGACGTAGAGGTGCGGGTTCAGGCGGTGGAATTGCTCGAAGTTTTCCTGAGTCGAGCGGTTCGGATCGGGTAGCGCGTGCTTAATTTTCGGCAACGCGTCCTCGAACATATCGGCTTGCGGCGGTCGCTGGTTCGATTTCAGGACGCGCACGCCCGCGGCGCTATTCATTGCACGACGCCGGGTGCGCGTGTTTGCTCGCCGGGTACGGATAGCCGGGACAGTTCGGGCCGCTACACTTGAACAGCTTCGGCTTGGCCGCCTCCTCGGCCTCGGCTCGCATGATCGCGCCTATTTTCTCGCCGAGTTTTTTGGCCGGGCGTTCGATCGCATGTATCAAGCGCCGGGCCTCCTCGGTTTGCAAGTAAGCGTGGATCCGCGGCGTTACCGAAACCGCCAGCGGTGTCCACTCGTACGGGAAGCGGATCCCGTCCGGCGTTTTGTTTTTGTCGAGGTCGCGAAGCCGTTGCTGCTCGCGGGCGAAAAAGTCGGGCCGTTTGTTATTCCGTCCCATTATCGAACCCCGGCGCTGATTTTCTTCGCGTACTTGATACCGTCGCGCGTGGTTTCGGTTTCGAGCGCGCGGGCCATTCCGTTCAAATCGGAACGCGAAAACGTAACCAGGTCGGCGGGAAGTCGGCCCTCGGCGATCGCGAGGCAAGCGGCCCGGACGTCGACGACTTCGGCTGTCCACGTAATGACACGCGACACGCTGGCCTTTTCACCGCGGGCCGGGGCGACACGTTGCTGCGGGATTACTTCGACCGCTTCGACTTCGGCGACCTCGGCTTGCCGGTCCAGTTCGGCGGCGAGTTCGTCCTCCTCGTTCGCAGCGGCAAGGCGGGTAGCCTCGGCGGCTTCACGCAAACGGGCGGCCCGGGCCTCCTCCTCCTCGGCGGCTTTGCGGCGCGCCTCGCGTTCGATTTGCTCTTGCCGCGTCACGTACGCGTTCATTTTAGCGCCGAGCATTCGGAGTAGGTCGTCGATTTTGTCGCGCGGAACTTTGAACATGGCGTCTATATCGCCGGTCACTTTTTTGAGCGGCTTCACGAGCGACAAGCGTTTGTCCTCCAATTTCCGGCGGTAGTGGTTCAGGTCCTTTTTCAAATCGCCAGCCATTGCCAGCTGGTCCTCGTCGTGAATGTCGAGGCCGTCGATTGTCGATTCGTACGCGCTACTTTGGCGCGCGATCGGTGACAGTTCAGCCACCGCGAGTTCGTGCTGTGTGTTTGTGTCCACTTTGGTTTCTCCTCACGAGATAAAACGACGCGGGCCGAAAACCTCCGAGCGTCACGCCCGAAGCGACCCGCGTCTAAAACTTTACCATTTAGAACGGTACGCCGTCGTCGTCCGGGCTGTCCGGGCCGCGCTTGTCGTTGCCGGTCAATTCAGCGGCGCGCGTTTTATAGAACGCCTCCGTACCCTCGCGCGCTTTGTCCGGGACCGTGTCCCAAAATTTCGCGAGCGATGCGGCGTCCTTTGCTGCAGCGATACCTCGGGCGGCGTCACTGGTCGACATTTTGAAACCGTCGCCCGCTTGCGCTTGCGCTTGCTGGTCGTCGGAATCGAGGCGCGCCGCAATTTGCTCTTTGCACTTGGCGACAATGTCCGGCTTGTCCGTTAAATTGGCGGCGGCCCATTCGAGGTAGTCGAGGTCGACAGCGTCCCACCGTTGGCCCTTCCATTTTCCGACCGGGAAAAACTCGTCCAGG